TGTTAATCTAGTTAAAAACTGATATGGAAATTTAAAATCTGATATTCTAAACTCATAAATATCGCCCTGGTGTTGAACAGGCACTACACCAGGCTGTAAGGCTGTAGGCGATTTTATTTGTAAAGTTCTTAAGTCATCAGTTCTTTTTTGTATCGATTCAAATCCTGCTCGTTTTAAATTATTTTGTCCATATCTTTGTTTAACAAAGATTTTTATAGCTTCATTAACTATCCAATCTATTTCATTAGCTAAAAAGTTTTTCTTAGATAAAGAATCAACTTTATCTATTTTAACTTTAAAATCATAATGTATATCTTGTATTGTCAATGTTATCTAATTAGCTTTGCTTTTAATTGTCTTTCAAGTTCATCTCTTTCAGGTTGTTTCTTTGGATCAAGTAAAAAGTCTACTGCTTCTGCTTTTCTTTGTCCAATTACAATCTGTTTAGAGATCCAAGTGTAAGTTCCACGAGAATCACTTACTAATCTATAAGTTACTAAATCTTCTAATAATACTAAGGCCTCTAATTCATTTCTACCTTCAGCTGATTGTGTTAATTTATAAGTATCTAAAAATTGGTTTAAGTTATCTTCTTTACCTTTTAATCCATCTTCAATAAATGTATCTAAAAATAAGTAGATTTGCTCATCTGGAATTGTAGTTGCATCACCTTTTATCAGACCTAAAACTTTTGTTAACTTTCTTTGATAAGAAGGTGTAAATTTAGGATCATTTAATTTAGTAGCTGCTTCATTATACAATTTCTTCTTAGTAAATTTCTCTTGTATAGATTCATTTTTATCAGCAATATAAAAATCTGCTTTTGGTTTCTTTTGTCTATCCTCTGGTTTGTTTGATTCAGCAACTTTAGGACTAGCTTTTAAAAGATAATAAGAGATTTCTTCTAATGGATTAGATAGGTCAAGGATTGTTGCTCCATCATTAAGAGCTACTTTAAACTTTTGGAAAAAAGTTAAATTTTCACCTTTATAACCATCACTTGGTTGCCATGCTCTATTAGTATAATATCCTTTTGGTCTTTTATGTTTAACCTCTAATATTTCTTGTAGAGTAGCAGTTTCTTGTTCTTTTAAGTAATCAAATTCCTTAGGTAAATCTTTTTGGGTTTTATAGTAAGGATTATTAACTACTTTATCTAAGCCTGTTAATAAATTACCTCCTAATTTATTAGAACCTAAAGCCCTAATAGTGTCTTTGCATCTACCTAATTTTGTTCGATTCATCTTTTTTCCGTTGACACCGTTTCGAAATTCGGAAATTTTAGAAGCGGTGTCTCTCGGAATTGTTTTAATTATTACTTTTGTTGATTCAATATTTGTTGTTGTCATAAATAAGCCTGTTTTTATTTAATTTTTAATAATCAAAATCTAAGATTAATTCACCACCACGAGTTGGATCGCTCATATGAATTGAACCAGAACCTGAAATAAAGTATGTTACACTTCTATCCATAGTTGCTACTCCACCACCTTGAACTGGTTTTCCATCTTGTCCGATTATACCTGAATGATAACCATAAGTGAAAGTATCTTTTTCTTTAATTACTTTGATATTGTCTTGTCCATCTTTAGAACCAAAATCCAACACTGTCATTCTCCAAGAGTCAATTGGTTTATCTGTATGGATTGGGTGCATTTTTTTACAGTATTTACGAGAATCATATAAAGGATTCTTAACTACTGTAACATCCAAACCTTCAGGACCAACATAGTGCGTGAACTGAGCTCCATATGATAAATGACGTGGATCAGTACCAGTAATATAGTGAGTATCTAACGTCAAGAATGAACTAGCAGAAGCTGCCAATAAATCATGGAACATAATAGAACCCATTGTACCTGTCATTAAAGTTACTTTTCTGTTATTCTCATCTTCACGAGAGAAGAAGATATCCATTAAGTACTCTTTTAACATTTGCTCTGTCAAAGGACCGTTGTAATATTCAACCCAACCATCTTTCAACAACTGACGAAGACCTGGAGCTTGACGTTTGATATAGCCATCTGGACCATTGCCAGTGTATTTTTCACCATACCACCATTGAGCTTCCATTGACATATAGAATTCATTGTCCATTTTAGCTTGAGCCATAGGAATGAACTTCTCTACTTTTTTACCCTTATAAGTGAAAGGAATACCAAATCTACCATCACGTCTAAATGCTTTATCAGTTACAGTTAATTTTTGAGCGAATTGACCAATTTGAGATTCTAATTGAAACACACCTCTGTATGATTGTGTACCATAATCAGTATTCATCTCATTTTGAACAGTTGTCCAAACTTTACTGAATTCTTTACCAGCATCTAACAATTCTAATGGAATAAATTTAGAGTAGTCATCAGTTTCTAATGCGCATGTATAAACATAACCTGTACCTTCTTGGAAAGGACCTTCTATAATTTGAATTGGAAAGTCATTGTCTTCACCAAAGATTACATCTGGACGTGAGAACCAATCCTCATCCAATTTAATTTTGAAAGTTGTTTTTCCAATACCAGGTGTCATATTACCTGCTGCTCTTTCTAGATTTTCTACAGAGCGTAAACATTTATCTTCTGAACCTTCAAGGTACCATCGATAGATGTCTGTATCTAATTCCAAAGTTTTACCTTTGGCTACAGTCATACCAAGTAAAGGTTTACCATTAAACCTGTCAGTTGAACTGTAAATTTGTGCCAACGTCTGTTCAAGCACTTGAGGCTTGTCTGTGTCGTAAGCAGCGGCTAGGTGATCTGAATCTGTAAAATTCCCACCTTGTGCACCTTCATAGTGTTTTATTGTCTGAAAAGGTAATTGTGCCATCTTTTAATACGTTTTGTTAATTAATTTGTTTTTTGTTAATATTTAAATCCTAAACTTGCTTTCGATAGGTCAAAGTCGGTTTGGGTTTGAGAATTCCGACCATTCGTTTTATTTTTTATACTTGTATTTTTAAAATCTCTAATTGATTTTTTAATCTTTTGTGTAGCAGTTGTTTCTGCTTTTGTTTCAATCTTTCCAAAATTAAATCCTTTCTCGGTCCTACTTAGCAATAAATCAACCAATACTAAATATTCCTCTGGATTGTTCATAACATCACTAAGCATTTTAGTTACTTCATTAGTTACTGTTCCATCTTCTAATTTAACTGGTTTAAATGTTGCGTTAAAAATTCTGTCATGATTTGCTTCATTTATTACATAACCATTATAGTCGGATTTTTGTTTAAGTCTATCTTTTATAACAGTCTGAGATTTTTTATAAGCTTCAAGCTCTGCAGCTTTAGCTCTTTCTATTTCCTTAGTTCTATTTTCGATTTCCTTTTCTTCCTCCTTTTTTAAGTACTTAATTGCTATTCCAAGTTCCTTATCAAGTTTTGTATCACTTTCAACTAAATCTTCAATGATTTGCTCAATATCATCTGTATCATATTCTTTAGCTTTATAAAAATTCTTGATAATTTCTATCTTTGAATCTTCACTAAGTTTCTCAGTTTCAATATTCTGATACGATTCAACTTTCTCAGCTGCCTCTTTAATCTTAATCAACTTTGAACCTTCTTTAGTTGATAAATACTTAACAGCTTCTTGAAATGCTATTTGGTTACGATAGTTTTCTGAATCTTCAAAAGCTTTTTGTAAGCCTTCCTTTGAGTCTTCATACTCATAATCATCAGGTAAGAGTAATATTCCTTGTTCCAAAAGAGACGATAATGTTTTATCAACATCACTTAATTCGACCTCTTCTTGTTTCTCTTCTTTTTCAATATCATCTATATCAGTTGATATATCTTCATCGTCGTTTTCATCTTCTTTTTCTTTTTCTTCTTCCTTAGTTTCTTCTTTAAAACCTTTTGGAGGAATAAAAGCTGACTCATCTGGTATAGTAAATAGAGTAAGATTAAAGTCTTCTAATTTTTCTTCAATTTTTTCGTTGCCTGTTGTCATAATTATTTGTTTTGCAAAGTTATAAAATAAATTTTAATTAATTCTTTTAAAAGTCTATGATTTTGTAATCTATAGCTTTTATTGGTTTATTATTTTTTCTTAGCTGTTGGTTTTGGTTTCATTTTAGCTATTTGCTTCTGTGCAGCTATTTTAGCTAACTCAATTTCTCTATCTTTTTCAGCTTCAGAAGACTCATGTTTTCTATCTTTTTCAGCTTCTCTTGATGTATGGTCTTGCTTTAATTTCTCTTTCATTACTTCTAAAGCATCAGGTATATTATTCTCATTAACATCTTGAGCCTTAGCAAATCTTTCAGATTCCATTTGAGCAATAGCTAATTCAGTTTCTGCCTTAAGTTCAGCTAATTGATTTTCATGTTCATATTTTTTCTCAGTAGCATCAATCTGCATTTGAACTTGTTTCTCTTGAGATTCTTGTTGAGCTTTTTGCATTTGCTCTTCACGTTTCTCTCTTCGTCTTTTAGAAGCTTTAAGTTCTCTCTTAAGCTCTGACATACTATCAGCATTTAAGATCTCAATTAAATCATCAATCTCAATTTTATCATTTTGTAATAATGGTTGAGTAAGTTGTCTTAATTCTTGGAATACTTGATAATCTTTAGAGTTATCTGAATTAAAGATACCATATGAAGCATTATTAAACACTTCTTCATCTATCTCTAATATTTTTCTTGATCCATCATTTAATACAAACTGAGTAGTTAAAGGTTTTCTTCTATAAGCTACTTCAGCAGTCTCGACTAATCCCATTTTAATCTCTCTCCATAAATTATCATGAACTGTAAATGTTGGTTCAGTAATATGAGATGATTGGGTAATTGATTGTTGAGTATTAGTAACAGCTTCATAAGGAGAAGTTGAACCTTCTCTCGCTTTAGTTACTCCAGCTGCTTCAGATATTTGATCATCAAAGTAAGCTAATATTTGTACAAAGTTTAATACACTCTGTAAGTTTGAAGCATGAATTGATTCTATACCCGGTCTTGTAGAAGCTCCAGGATTCTCTCCACCTTGTAAACCATTATATACATAATAACCTGCTTGCTCAAGAAAGTGAATTGTTTTTTCAATTGGAAAGTTAGGATCAATTCTTGATGTATCAATTCCGACTAAGTCACCCTTGTCTTTAGCAATTAATGATTTTAATCTATCCATACCTATAAATAATAGATATTGCCAAGGTTTCATTCTATCCATCACTGATTGTGATGTAGCATTCATATTATTATAAACTACACCATAATATCCTAATTTAACTTTATATGGGTTATCTAAAGAGTAATGTTGATTTGCTTTTGGACCTATATTAACAAATACATCAGTATCTATTCTTACAGCTTCCCATACTTCAGGAATCCATTCCCACTCTAATGAGAAATTATCCCATTCATAACAAATATAAGGATTTCCATTCTCATCTTTATATTCACACTTCTTAGCATAACTAGGTACTTCATAACTCTCGTCAACTTTAATCATTCGGTCTTCACCATCTTGGTCTTTAAATGATAAAAATCCTACTTCTCTTTGTGATACCCATTCAATATGAATAACTTCAATATCATCATAGTAACTAGGTCCATAAGAACCGAATCTTGCATAATATTTATTTTGCTCGGAAAACTTATACTCATAAGTATTAAGATCACCATATTTCATAGAAGGTGAAATTAGACTTGAATCAGCTCCATCTATTTTAGAGGAGTATCTATCCTCCAATAAATCCTTTTGAGACTCAGTTAGGTCATCAGAAAACCTATCAAATACATCTCCGATAGTCATAAAAGTTCTATAACCTGCATATAAACCATCTTGAATATACTTAACTTCTGGTGATTTATGATAAAACATTTTTAATGGATTATTTACTTCTACTACAGGTTCTCCATTAACTATTCCCACCCAAGCATGTTCTTCTCCTGAGATTAATCCGTGTTTAAATCCATCATTTTTCTTCTCTTTAATGT